AGTTATCATTCTAGATGAAATTGAAGGGGTATCTGATCAGTTCTTCAAAGCATTACGTGGTACAATTGAGAAATTTGCGGAACAAGCAAGATTTGTTGCTACTACTAACTATATAAATAAAATTCCTGAAGCTATTCTTTCTAGATTTACTTCTGTCAATTTTGATTATGTAGATGCAGAAGAAGAACAAGAAGTATTCGTTCAGATAAAAGCTAGAGCTACTACAGTATTAACCAAATTAAAAATTGAATCTGAGGAAGGAGCAGTACATGAATTAGTAAAACGTAGTTTTCCTGACATGCGAAAATTGTTCAATAAAATTCAAACGATTCAAATTTCCGGTGTCAAGAAACTTACGCAGGAAGCAATCTTAAAGACTGAATGGTCATTCGAAGATGTATTCAATCTATGTGCATCTACACCCGATCCTTATAACAATTACATCTTTCTAATTGGACAATATTCTTCAAGAGTAGAAGATGTACTAGGAGCATTAGGAGAAGAATTACCGAAATGGATATTTGAAAAGTATCCGCATAAAACAAATACGATTCCACAAATAATCTATGAAATTGCAGCTCATCAAGCACAGCGTATACAAGTAATTGATCCTACTATTTCGATGTTATCGTGTATATTCAAAATACAATCTATTTTATCAGTTAAATGACAACTGTTGTCAACTTAAGATATGACGCTTATGATATCTACATCGGTAGAGGATCAAAATGGGGAAATCCTTATTCACATAAAGATCATACCCTAGCTGCATATAAAGTTAAGACACGAACAGAAGCTATATCTAAATACGAGGATTACATTTTACATAACCAAGAGCTTTTATCTTCTCTATTTGAATTAGAAGACAAAGTTCTAGGTTGTTTTTGTAAGAAGCCACATAGAAACATATCCTGTCATGGCGATATCTTATCGGCATTGTCTAATACACGAAAAATGTATAAAATAGATACTATAGAAGCTCTGATTGTTAAATATACGGAAGTTTATCTCTGTAAACAAAAAATACATGAATTATTCTAATTTTACCTTAACTATCGTATGCGTATCGAAAATTACTAGTAGATGCAAATAAATAGTAAGTAAAATTAGTTTATGTAATGGCTGAAAATGGACAAAACGGGTGGAACGAATATTCAAGACTCGTTCTTAAGGAGTTAGAAACCTTATCGAAAGGTATAGTTGAGCTAAATGCAGAAATACAAGACATCAAAAAGGAGCTTGCGATTATGAAAGATCGCGAAGACAAAGTTGATGAATTAAGACAGTGGAAACAAAAAATGGATGAAGTTATATCGACTACTCAATTAGCAGCAATGGTGAAAGAGATCGATGATCTGAAAACATTTAAAACGAAAGCAGTTACAATATTTGCTATAGTTCAGTTTGCATTAACTGTTATTTCTATATTTGGACAGAAACTTTTCGGACTATAAACCTTTCATAATAAATTTTGTAGGGAGAAATTAAAACTTCTCCCTTTTGTGTTCTATAAAATCTTTAATTCATAAAATCAATCAATGATACCTTTATTCGATTACGTAAAAATACTTTTTACTGCTAATGAGAAGCAGTGGAATGAAGTCATGGACAATGACAAAGCTCGCAATTTTTTCATGGCAAATCGCTTCCTCAGCATCAAATATCCTGTTCAAGTAGCTGTTTTATCTCATATAAAAATTAATGCAGCAGCAACATCTGATTACTGGCATGCAAATATGAGTAGAATGTATAAAACTGTTCCGCCTTGGATTTATGCAAAAACTAAAAAGAAAGTCATAGAAGAAAAGAAAAAGAATGGTCTTTCTGAAGAAATGATAAAATGGTATTGTCAAAAAGAGGAAATTGGAAGAAAAGAGTTTGACTATACTGCTAAAACATTCGGAGACAGCTTCACTGCCGAGTTAATTGATTTAGAAAAAATCTTGCGAAGTCAAGGATATTTCAAATAACTTCACCTCACTCTAAATTTAGAATACTTTTCTTGCATTTCAATATATAGTAAAATATAATATTGCTTTGCAAGAACTTATTACTTCAGGAGATTATGTCATACTAGCTTATGCAGCTCCTATAGCCAACCCTAAAACATTCACTACTATACAAGAAAATTTAGTAGCGAATGCTCCAGGGACTATCCTAAAAAAGGAATTCAGATATTCATACGATAATGAAACATTCTCCGAATACTCTGAACTAAATATTCCATCATTAAATACTCTCCCTTTCGAAAACGGAAAATCATTCTGGTTCCAATTTAGATATATTCTAATGTCTGGTGGACCGGTTACCGTTAATAATGTCAACTTGCAATATGATTCATTTCCTGCACCAGCATTAAGTGGATCCGAGTATGTGAGTATACAAGATCAAGATAATATATCAGCCTCTCCTATAACATTTAAGACAGGTGCTACATGGGATCCGTATCGTGTAAATAAAGCTGTTAGGTTATATAAAGATCTGAACTTAATGGTCAATTCACTATTTGGTCATGAAGTTCAATACTATCGTGCTTTACCGAAAGGTAGAACTAAAGACGTATACTTACTCGAGTATTCACTCTATCAACATGATGAAAAACAATGCATGAAGATAGTAGTTCCAAACAATGCATTCCCAGATAATAAACTCAATATGGGTCCTTTTGGTCAAGACTTTGAAATGCCATTTGAGATTCAGATCGACAAAGATTACTTTCAATCAATTTTCGGTGAAGGTTCAGGCCCACAGAAACGAGATGTGATATTTTTCCCACGAACTAATCGTATCTATGAAATATCTAGTTCTACTATATTTCGTGACTTCATGAATGAGCCTTTATATTTTAAAGCCACACTTATCAAATGGCAACCAAAGAGTAATTCTGAACAATCATCAAGTTTAGATGACTTAGAATCTATGTCAGTAAGTGTAGAAAAATTATTTGGAATTGCACAAAAAGAAGAAGCAGAAGCAGTATCTAATCCTCAGCAGTTCGTTGAACCTACTACTATATCAGATGTAACTAGAGATTACTTATCGCCTTTAACAGATATAATAGAAGAACAGTTTATGAATAACTATTTGATTATAGCTGAACATTTCTATAAATTGTCTTCTACATTGACGGAGAATATAGTCCAATTAGATTTGCCCGATAATATAGTGAAAACTTTAGTCATAAATAAGACATATTATGCTAGACCGAAAAATACATTATCATTAGATGATCATAGTTCAGTTAAGAAGTTTAAGTATGTAGGAGTTACCAGAGATAGACACCCATATTTCGAAGTCTATGCAGGTAAAAATTCACTGCAAACAAATCATCCAATATTTAGCATATTCCTTTATACATCGAACATGGAAATGTTCGCAGAGGAATATATCGATGGAACTGATGTATCAATATTCAAATGCAATAATTACACAGCACAAAGCTATCAGCCAGAATCTGTAAAGTATTCTGCTATATCTAGTTTCGACATAAATAGTGATAGATCATATTCTACTTGGTTCAGAATAAATTCAAACAAACGTTTTACTTGTGGAATACGTATATCTTCACCATATTCACCAGCTTCAAAAGAAATGATAATATCGTTAGATAGACCACATGATTATCTGATAGGAGACTTTATTTCTATTCAGAAGTCAAATGCATCTATCGAAGTTTATGCCAAAATTATAGAAGTTATTGATCGATCAACTATAAAATTATATGTAGATGATAGAATAGCAAATTACTTGAATCTGTCTTATCCGTCTTGGAACTCATCATGGGTTTCTGCTTCTGGCTGGTACATTGAGCTTTCTCAACCAAGAGTATTCATCGATTCTATGTTAAACAATAAGGGTATAAAACTAGAATTATGGGGTAAAAGATACGTTCAAGCGACATTTAACGATACACGTTATTTCTATGCTATCCCAAATACTCAACCAAACTTAAGTACTGATAAATGGTATAGTATCTGTGTAAGTATGAGTAATCTATTTTCACAACTAACTATGAATATCTGGGAAACACAGAGTGGTTCTTCTGACTTAAAATTAGTATACGGTAAAGTAGATAAGAATATTGTTAAACAAGACAGAAGCTCACTATACAATTATACTATACCATCATCTGATATGGATTTAACTAACATAAGAATTTGGTCACAGAAGATCGAAACAGACAAACAATCACTAGTGCTTAATCAGAATATCGTTAAAGATGCAAATAACGCAATAATAATCGATAACGCTATTCCACAATCAAGATTACCTTACATTTCATATACACATTAATGAAAACTAACCGAAATACAACGAACGAGCACATGGATCATTTAAAAAAGATCGCTGAAGACCTCGAAAATACAATTTTACGGACTGATTTAGCCGAAGTAAAAGAAGCTGGTAAAGTTGATTTGCCTGCTATGAGTTCAATTAAACCTCTTAACTATGCCGTATTACAACAAGAAACTGACAATAAAGCAGAAGAAATAGTAGAATCAGTGGTATTACTTTATCTGCCTGTAGAGTTTGTAGTGGAGCATGAATATGTTAAACAAAAGATGTCGGTCGATAAATTGACAGTATCCGATTTAATATCCCAAATGAAAACCTCTGAACATGCAATAAAAAAATTACTGGAAGAAATTGATAACGGTAATTTACATGCTAGATCATTTGAAGTTTTAGCTTCTCTTCAGAAATCAAAAATGGAGATAGTAAAACATTTAGCACAATTCATGGTTGTAATGGAAAACAATTACAAGAATCTTAAATTTGACTATGAAAATTCTAAAGCAGAAAAAGTTCTAGAAGTCGGAGAAGGTGACGTAGAAGTCATGGGACAACAAGATAGCTCTAAATTTAGAGGAACAAGAGGACTTATCGGACTTTTACATGATGCTATAAAAGAGCAAGGACAAGATAAATTTGAAGAAATAAAATGACGATACAAGAATTAAAGTCACTCATAAAAAACCCTACCTCAAAAAAGGAACCGTATACTATCAATGAAAAGGGTGAAGTTGATGTACATGGTAATTTAGAATGGTTAGGAACTAGCAAAGTAACAGCTAAATCTTTTTTACCGTTACAGATTGGTACAGTAGATGGATATTTTTCTTGTGCTAATTCTCATATTGAATCATTAGAAGGAGGTCCACGTATAATTTGTGGTACATTACTTCTTCTTAACTGTGATGAGTTAAAGACATTAAAGGGAGCACCTGAAAGAATAGATCTAAGCTTCTACTGTAGACATTGTGCTAAGTTAGAAACTATCGAATATGCCCCGAAAAATGTCAAAGAGAGATATGTATTTGAAGATACTCCTTCAATATCAGCAGAAGAGTGTACTATTATCTACGATAAAGATTTGCTAGATGCATGGTTAAACAGTGATTTGTCATTAAAAGACTTTATGACAAATAAACGCGGTCTAATCATGTCTACAAAATTTGGATTTTAACATGAATCAACCATTAACAAATAGAAATCTTAAACAAAATCAACGATCTGGTCAACAACATGGAAAAATAAGGGTTTGGAACACTGAGCTTGTTAATGAATTACGTGCACAGATAGAGAATGGAAATCCCCCAATAGGAGGCTCCCCGTTTTATGAAGGTGATATCGACTTTAAGGGAGCTGATCTAGTATACGAGTACACAGACTATGAACTTTCAGAGCTTGTAAAATGTGCAAATGATATTGTCTATTTCGCAAATAATTATGCCGTATCAATGACTGATGAAGGCATACGAAGAATCACTTTACGACCGTATCAAGAAGATTTATTACGCCATTATCAACATAATAGATGGTCTGTTGTACTAGCTAGTAGACAAATTGGTAAAACTGTTATGACTGGTATATTTATAGCATGGTACGTTTTATTCAATATTGAAAAGAATGTCATGGTATTAGCGAATAAAGGTGCTACTGCTGCTGAAATCGTTGACAAGACAAAATCTGTCATAAAGGGATTACCGTTCTTCATGAAACCTGGCATAGCTCAGAATAACGTAATGACAATGAAATTTGACAATGGATGTAGAATCATGTGTCAGAGTACTACTAAAACTGCAGCTATCGGTTTTACATTACACTTATTATTCATGGATGAGTTTGCCCATATCCATGGTAACTTTATTGAACCGTTCTATCGTTCTGTATATCCTACACTTTCATCATCACAGATTTCACGTGTAATCATAACCTCGACCGCTAATGGTCAAAATAAGTTCTGGGAAATTTATTCAAACGCTCTGAAAGAACCCGGACAAGATGGCAAGAATGAGTATTCTGCATTCCGTGTAGATTGGTGGCAAGTACCAGGCAGAGATGAAAATTGGAAGAAACGAGAAATTGCCAATTTGGGTTCCGAAGAACTATTCAATCAAGAGTACGGTAACCAATTTATTTCATCAGATTCATTGTTGTTAACGTCTGATTCATTACGTTATCTAAAAAAGATCGTAAAGAAATATGTATGGAAACAGATTGATGCATTCGAATTCAGCGATATAAAATATAAAGACTTAAAGTGGCATCCAGACTTTAATTTAGATGAGATAAAAGATACAGATAAATTTACATTTACAGTCGATTTAGCCGATGGAGTAGGGCGAGATTTTTCAGTAATTAATATCTTTAAAATAGAAGAGATGAGTATAGCTTCTATGAGAAAATTGAGAAAAGATAGAATTGAAGATGAACGAAGTTTCTTTAGACTAAGACAAGTCGGCATGTATAGATCGAATCTTACGGCTGTAGAAGATGTGGCACAGATAGCCGAAATTTTATTTTTCGAAGTTTTCAAAACAGAGAACATAAAAGTTGCGCTAGAAATGAACTTCAAAGGCGATTATTTTGTAGAAAAACTGCGTAAAAATGAAAACTATTACGATGAGATATTCTTACATACTAGACATAATGAAAAGGCAAGATTTTTCTCGATGGGTATAAGATTGTACCAACATAATAAGATGATGTTCTGTCGTGAATTGAGAAAGCTTGTACTAGAAAAACGAATAATAGTCACAGAAGAGACCACGTATAATGAACTAAGTGCATTCGGTATAAACAATAAAGGATCGTATTCATCACAGTCAGGATATGATGACGTAGCAGTAACTACAATGTATGGCGCAACATTTTGTTTATCTGAAGATTTTGGCTATGTTGTAGAAGATATGATAGATACTGCAACTGATCGTTTTAAGACTGCAGTAGTAGAATTAAGTCAGCTCAATGATGAAAAACGTGATGACATAAGTTACGTAAAAGAATTTATGTGATAACCGATAGAGAAATAAAAGACTGATCTATAATATATAGTAAAAATTCGCAGAATTTCATATTCAATTAAAATAAATAAGACATAAACATGGCGAAAATAAGACTCGATCTTAGTCAGTTCAAAGCTTCTGGAGTTTACACTCTAGAATTCGATCAGACAGAGAGCATCGTTTTAAACACACAGACTACAAGACTCGTTGTAGGGTTCTCTAGAAAAGGTCCTATCAACGCACCGGTGTTCTGTCAAGACATAAAGACTGCTAAAAGGATTTTTGGTGAAATTGATAAGACATTGGAAGCTAGAGGATCATTCTTTCACAGATCTCTATTTACTTGTCTAGAAACAGGTCCTTGTTTTGCAATTGCACTGATGCCATTAAATAATGACATTGAAAGCGCTAACCCAGACTATGACTCATTCAAATCATTCTCTCTTAGTGCTACAGAAGCAAATGGGACAACAGTAAACAAACTATACAGCTCGTATTTTAACAAGGAAAGATTTTTCTTCCCTGATACAGCTTATCTGTTGGCAAACAAAGAACAATCAGCTAATGCTGGTAAATTATTATCTGTCGTTAATCTAGGACAAATTCCTTTTTCTATCATTGTAAGAAAAACTGGTGATCTAACAGGATTTAATTTGACTGCTAGAGAATGGTTTGGTGCAGGAAATGTTCCAGATTATATAAAAGAATTCGATTATATATCTGAATATTTTGTACAAGTCGATATTGTACAAGGAGACTGGACAAATAACGCACAGTTAAGTATCGATCCAGTATTTGCACAATACTTTGATTCAAAAGGACTTAAAAAAGATAAAATTCAAGCTTTTTTAAATTCTCCTGATGTTGTAACTATCGGTAGCTTCCAAGGTTCATTAATTCCTGATTTAGTAGATGACAATGGTGTAAACTATTCAATTGATACTATAATCAATGGTAATTTTGCAACGACTGGTTTGTTCGTTGCATTAGATAGAAATGCACTAAATAACTACGATCCTACTGCGACAGAAGCAATGGGAAGACTAGATGTTATCGGTCATACAATGATAAATAATGCCGCTGTAGATACTGTAGATTTCTTATCGTATAACTTTGCTGCTAAAGAAACATTTGATTTCCAAGCAAAACCTGATTTCACTGTAATTAGTGGATCGTTCAATAGCGGTTCATTTACAAACTGGACATATGGTTACACTGGTCCATCAACTAATCAAGGAGCACACTTTGAAAGTTTCTATAGTACTACAAACACTGGTAAATTTAATAACTTACTAGTATTGGATAAATCGTTAATTTCTAATGCAGAAATTAGTTATTTCACATCTTTAAAAGCTGGAAGCTCTTTACTATTAGATCAAACTGGAACTAAAACAGCTACAGTTGATACAATAACTGAAACTGCAGATTTTATAAAGATTTCAATTTCACATCCTGATAAAGCATCTGAAGGTTCATTAACTGCACCAATATTTGCAAAAAATAATGGTGAAATCCATATTGCAGGTACTGGCTCTAATATTGCAGCTGGAGATTTCGTATATGCTGAAAAGGCTGGTGTAAGATTTTATTTCCGTGCCAACGATATCGGTCAAACAGGTTCTAACACGATACTAACTATTGATACAGTTAATTTCAATGGCGCTGCTAATCTTGCTGAAATAGATACGACTTATACTATACATTATGGTTCTGCTCTAGATGTAATCGGTGCAACAGGTGGTTACAAATTAGTAGTAGCACCCGATAAAGTACAATATCTATCTGATGTAACGAATAGCTACATTGCATATGAAGGATCTGATTTATACAAGAAGTTTAACACTGGAGTTCTTGCAAATGGTGATTTAGTTTATACAAATTCACAAAATCCTCATTATTTAACTGCTACGTATTCTAGAGATCCTCAAAATGTGAAATATATTGAGCTTTTCGCATGGACTACTGCAGATTATCTTGTACCATTTGATGGAGATTGGGACATTTCAGATATTCGCGAATCAAATGGTTCTACATTAGCTAATGCGCTAAAAATTTATTCTATCGTAGGAGATTACGAAACTAGCATTGAATTAAACGCTACTTCTAACTCTACTAGAACAAAAGTTTATATTTCTACTGAAGATGGAACAAAAGCTGAGGTTGGTCAATATTTGGTAGCCGACCCTGAAAATTCAGGTGATTCAAGTAAATTTGTATTAACTAGAATTATAGCAAAACGAAAAGTAACTAATGGCTATGAATTAACTACTAACCAAAGAATACATATACAAGACGGTTTCATAACAAGATTCAAGAAGATTCAAGAAGCTGCAACAAATGTTCAGTTCACTTATCTTTCTGGTTTCAAATTGGGAACATACCATTTACCTGGTTCAAAAACTCAACTTGCTAAAATTCTTGGTCTTTTAGATCCTGCTGTTTCTAATTTATCTGTTGCATTAGCAGATAGAAATATGATAACTTACAGATATATCGTAGATACCTTCAACGGTGGTTTAGATGCACAATCTTATCCAAAAAATCTACTATCTAAGTTGGCTATGAACAGACAGAAATGTTTAGCTATTATCAATGCTCCTGCTATTCAAGAGTTTATTGATAGTACTGATCCTAGATTTACTGAAGTACCAACTTTAGTTGATCCAAAACCTGTATTAAGTACTTACTATATTTCACAAGGTGGAAATCTATCACTAGGACCATCTTACACTTATAGTTTACCTGACGAAGATAATGGTGCTAAATTTGCTGGATTCTTTGCTCCTTGGTTGGTTATCAAAGAAAATAACAAGAATATTTCTATTCCTCCCGCAGCTGATGTATCAAACAACTTTATTAGAAAGTTCTTGAACGGTCAACCTTATTCAATTGCAGCTGGTCCAAGAAGAGGTATTCTATCGAATCCTAGATTGGTATCACTTGAGTATGACTTTACTGATACAGATAGAGGTTATTTAGAGCCATTTGGATGGAATCCAATCGTGTTTAGAAATAACACAGGTTTCCAAATCTACGGTAATCAAACTGCTTATCAAAAAACTAATACTGCATTCAATAGCTTACACGTTCGTGATTTACTTATCACAATAGAAGAATCTGTTGAAGATATCTTGGGTAATTATGTATTTGAATTTAACGATTCAACTACACGTCTAGAAATTAAAACTATCGTTGACAAATTCTTAGCTAACGTTAAGACAGCTGGTGGTATATATGACTATGCTACAGTAATGAACGGTAGAAATAACACCGGTGAAGTAATCGATCAGAATTTTGCAATAATTGATATCGGCGTTGAACCAGTCAAAGGTGCTCAGAAATTCATAAATAGAGTAACTGTATTAAAAACTGGCCAGATTTCATCTGGTGGATTTACAGTTGCATAAAAATAAAAGGAGCTTGGATTTTTTCAAGCTCCTTTAAAACTAACTAGAAAAAAAGAAAATAAAAGCAACATGGCTAAACTTCCGCACTATAGAAATTCAAGAGCCTCAATGGAGAATTGGGAACCCGTTTATAATAACTTATTTGAGGTTACTATAAATCCTCCTGCTGGTCTAGGTAACTGGTCAACATCTTTATTGATGGAACAGGTCATCAAGGTTAGTGGTTTGGATGTCGATAAGACACCTGCAGCAGGTGTTCAACAGACATATAAAGGATGGACTCGCTCTTATGCAAATTCAAAACTTGATCAAACTTTTGTAGACATCGCAATAGATTTTGAGGTAAACTTAGATGACACTAATTCTATGTATATGTACAAAGGTCTTAAAGCTTGGTGTAATCAAATCTTTGATACAAATACAGGTATGCAACACTTAAAAGCTGACTATGCTGGTGGTCCAATGACTATCGTAGTATACAACAGACCTGGTGATGTATTCAGAACTTATTCTTTCCCAACTGTATGGCCTACTACTAATATCAACGCAATTGAATTAGATTATAATTCTACTGATAAATACACCATCACTGGTTTTACATTCAGAGCTGATTATTTTGACGATACAACTTTGTAACAGAATCATTTTATATAAACGAAGAGGGAACTTACATTCCCTCTTTTTTGTGTCTGAACTTTTACGGACGTATACTATAATTTTAAATAAATCAGACACGCATATGCGTACGATTATAAATACATAAACATAGAAAAATAATGAGCGAAACATTTGTTCCTAGTACAGAAGATGAAGCTAAAAAAATCTTCGAGTCACAGAATCAACCCAAGGAAAAAGTAAATGTATCTAAAACAGCTGAACCCACACATCTTGTACATGATATCGGTTGGATTAGAGTAAAACCAGATACTTTACCTTCTCAAGGTCTTTATTACCCAGCTTCAACTGAAATTACTATCAGATCTGCTATGGCAGCTGAAATTAGACACTGGTCTACTATAGATGAGGAAGATATTTTTAACATGGATGATGCACTGAACAAGATTATTGAAAAGTGTTGTAAGATAAAATTCGGTAATTCGATAGCATCATATAAAGATATTAAAGAAATTGACAGATTTTTCTTAGTATTTGCCATCCGTGAATTGACATTCAAACAAGGTGAGAATCAGTTGAATATTTCTTTCAATTGTAGTAATTGTGGAACTGTAGATGAACGCAGTATCTCTAAAGAGATGCTATCGTACTATACTCCATCACCTGAATTGGCCACTAGATTTAATGAAGATGAAAGATGTTTCCATCTTAAACTTACTAATGGCGAAGAATTGAAATTATATCTACCTTCTCTAGGTGTCATGAATTATATCAAAGGATACGTGAAAGATAAAATTCAGAATAAAGTAGAATATGATAAAGCATTTTTGAAATGGGCACCATTTTTATTTTCTGACTGGAGAGGATTAAATGATGCATATTACACAAAAGCTTTACAAGATTCATATAGTTGGGGAACTGATAAGATTTCTGTAGCAGACTGGTTTGTTAAACATATGCAGGAAACTATCAAACCTGAAATCTTAAACAACTGTTCTGTATGCGGGGAGGCAACAGCTTTACCAATTAACTTTCGAGGAGGAATCAAAAGTCTTTTCCTTGTTTCAGATATCTCTTCAAAATTACTTTAAGCTTAAAGCATCACTTCTTAAATATGTCAGATGCCAACCTTCAGAGGTTGAACAGATGCCATTTTATGAATTGGAGATTATGCTGGATGAATTGAAAATTCTCAGCGAAGAAGAAGAAAATGAAAGGAAGAAACAAGAAAAGGGGCAACATTCACAAGTACCGAATCTGAATATTAATTCACAGATGAGTAGTATGCAAAGAGGTATAGCAAGTTCATTGCCATCATTACCGAACTTTAAATTGTAACAAAAAGGAAGAGTTTTGCTCTTCCTTTTTGTGTGTTAGATATATAATACGAAATAAACCTGCAATTTTGGCTCTACAAGACAAACAACTCGACACACTCATTGGTATTTCCAGATCAATGGAAAAAAGCTTACATGCTATTGAAGCAAAAGCTAATACATCTAATGCTGCGGCAGATCCAAGTGCCTCTATGAATTCTTCTGCTGTACTGGCTGGTATGGCAACAAGTATAAAACTAATATCTGATGCGTTATCTGCTAAGAATAAATCGATATCAACTAATGGATCAGTAATACTCGACTTTTTATCTGAATTAGTTTCTATTACGGGTAACATCGATTCTACTAAGTTGGATTCTTTGAGTAATTCAGCCACATCTATATCTACATTTGTAAATACGTTTGCTAACTTATCGATAATGGGTATAGCAAAAATAGCGCTTGCTGGTAAAGTACTATTTGGTGGCAAAGACCCAGTAGTTAAGAGAATTATTGATGGAGCAGTGTCAGCTATGAATGGATTTTCAGATAGTGACATTAAAAAGATGGAACAAGCAGGTATCGGTATACACCTCTTAATCTCTGGGCTTGCGAATATAGGGAAAGCTATGGCTACATTGGCATTAGTATCTATTATCGCTCCTTTAGTTATGAT